GGCTTATGCTCACACCAGAATCTTTGATAAGTAAGCCAAAGCTCCAGATGCTTAATCGGAGTAACATCATCGCGAGTGAGTCCGTCAGGCGCTTTTTGAGGGAAGCTAAATACGACGGTTTGGGTTGGCTTATAGACGCACTCTTCATTTGGTATTCCTTGTTGTATTAAGAACTGGCTAAGAGGATCCTTTTTGTCTCCTCTAACTCGTCTAATGTAATACTTAGCGTGACGAGGATGGATTCCACTTGCGCTATCAACAAGCTGGGAAACTGTTCCCGAAGGTTTAACGCAAGTGATAGCTGCGCTTGTAGGGATTCCAAGTCTTTCAGCCCACTGTTTATTTGTTGCCCTAGCCATTTCTCGTAACTGTGTGAGGATAACATTTAGCTCTTCTCCTTGGGTACATGTAAGTTTGTTGTCATAGATTCCAGTAAAGGACACGCCAAGAAGTCTTTCTTCTTCTGTATTGCGTTGCCACACTTTTCGCAGGTAAGGGAACTTGGTAAACGAAGATTGAATTGTCCCCAAGATTGTTGCCAGTCTAACCTTGCGCAAGAGAGATTCTTTGGTGTCGTCATGTCTTATAACAGCTTCTGTAAGATTGCAAAACTGATAAGGTCGTAGAATAATTTCGCTACAAGGGTTAGTACCAAAATCATAATCAACGTCTCGATGACCGTATTTGGCCACAGTTTTCTTTGCAGCTTCTCTGTTAAAGATTCCGCGCTCTCCACTATGCGAGTTGTAAAGGGAGACCCACTCCTCCATAAACTTACCAACGGTTGGCGTTTCGTTATATACAGCAGAATTGTTAGCAAGCGCTCTGTGAGGGGCGGTTTCCCACCAGGGTCCAGTTTTTGCATGTCTAATCCTTTCGTCATTTAAGTCTGACAATGATATCATAGCTGATCTACGAACGCCACCCACAACTACTACCTCACCAATCTTGCACATAAGGTCGTGGCATTCTAATGAGTTAAGTTTGCGGCCCTTGGCATGTTTAAACATTGCCACGGTAAACGCAAACAAATCTACTAGTGGTTCCGGCCCGGAAGCTCTTCCACCAAATGTTTTAAGTCTGGCTCCGGCGGGTCGTACNTTACTGATGTCCCATCGGGGTATTTCCCCAGCGTATAGGTGAGCGAGGAGTAGACGTAGTGATTTGGCCCAGCCTTCTTTGCTATCGTGAACTGCGATGGTGTGCTCTGAATCAAACATTTTCTCTGGCACATCGGGCAGTTGGTTAATGTACTTGGATTCAACTGAGAATCCAACGCCAGTTCCGCAGAGCAGAATGAACATGGCTTCGTCAAAGCTTTTGGGGTCATCCACTGGGAGATACGAGCAATTATATATGCAAGTGTTATCACGGTCTGCACTCTTTCCTGCCGTCATTAAAGCACGCATTGACGGCATAAGTTCATGGTTAAGGATTGCGTTAAATAATTCTTCTTTGGTTTCTTTGTCTTCAGCTATCGCTGGTGTTCTTTCAAAAATGTAATCTATAAATCGCTGTACTGTCTCTTCCCAAGTTTCACGACGACTTTTGTCATCGATGTATCTAGCGTATCGGCTGGCGGCAATGTATTCACGGTATTGGTCCATAGTTTCTTTTTATATTAAAATGGTGGAAAAAATGCCCCACCAAATCGGGCGCTTTGGCGGGGCGGGGCACTACAAGGGGCACTACAAATTACTTAAACTGCGAAGTCTGCTGCTGCGGATGAAACACCGCCTAATTTCTCACCTTCTTCGGTTTTCATTAAATTATTTAAACCGCACGCAATGCCTTTTGAGCCTTGTGTATTGTAAGGGAAGAAAGTAATAGATGCACGGCCGTAGCAACCACTGTAAAACTCGCTAGGATCCATAATCAAATTACGGTCTAAGTCAATTACTTCTGGACGCTTAACAGAATTTGCGTTGATGAAATAACTGCCAGCGTATGCTGGATCATCTTTCTCTTCATCGCCATCACGTAAACCGCCTTTTAATCCTTTTGGTATTGTACCACCAAAGAAAGCAGCGTTAGATGCTTTGCAATCTTCAAAAGCTTTCTGTAATTTTGTTACAGTTTCTTTATCTGATTTAGGGATAATGATTGATACTGAATACTTAGGTGTGCCGCCCTCTACTGCTGCTTTAGGTTGAAATACGTTAGCATAAGAAAAACGTACTTTGTTTGTTACTACTTTGACTTTATTTGAGTCCATGATATTTCCTGTTTAACTTTGTAACCGGACTTCAATAGGGGCCGGTTAATCTACCCTTTAAAAAAGTATAACACACAATTTATGCGTCGTAAAGTATTCCATGTACTGCTAATGCTTTTTGTATTGCTAATGCTTTAATGAAGTCTGCTAAATACATTTTTTCGTGCAATGCTTCTGGGTCTTCAGCAATGTAATCAATTACTTCACTTACACCGTTGCGTAATTCTAACACACTTTCATAGTTGCCGCTTCCAGCTAAGCCTTCAAATTGTTTTACAAATTTGTTTATTAACAAATCTGGAATTTCAAATTCTGAATTAAAGCATTCAACTAACATAAGTGTCTTTCTTATAATTGTAATGTTACCATAACGAGCCCGACATTTCCTAACGCATAGCCTAGGAAAGAAAGACCCATTCCGATTTGTCCTTTCATAAAAAACTGAACAGCCACAATTGTATACACAATTCCAATACCGCCAATTAGCCAAGCGTTCATGCAAAATCCTCCTTGGCTGCTTCTTTGATACGTACTAGTTTTGGCTGTCCTTCGGGACGTATAGCCAAGTCGCCCAGATAAGCCATTACTTGTTTGTTAATTTTTTCAAGTGAGGCCAATGATTTTAACTTACGTGGCTCCCATATAACTTCATCAGTCATACCCTTTTCTTTAAGGACAACGGCGGCCAGTTCATGGTCCCCTATCCTACGATGGGTTATGGTAGTCCCTAATGTAAATCCAGGGGGTACTACGTTGTCTGTGATTGCTTTTTGCAAAGCGTATTCTTCTACGTCGCTAACCCAGGTTCTTAGGTTTTGCGCTTTGATGAGGACTTGGCCGACTTCTTCTTCGGTAAGGAGAGGAGGGTCTTTGTAATCTTGGCGGGCGAGTTCTGTGTTGAAGTCGCTGCGGGCGCGGCACGTTGCTTTTGCCCTGCAAAACTGGCAATGATCGCCGGGGAGGAAGTCTCCTGTACCCGCCCACGCTTTCTTGGCTTTGGGTTTGACGAAGTAGTCGGCCCAGTCGACCAGTTTACTGACGCTGGTACCATCGGTACTGATACTGTCAAGTCGGGGCTGGTGGATCGTGTAGCTGACTTCTTTGATGTCTGGGTATTCTTCTTTAAATTTGCTGTACGCACCGAGCGCGTATAGTCGCAGCTGTGGGTTGTCTTGCGCGTGGACGGGGATTCCTTTTCCAAACTTGAGGTCGATGACGCGAATGGAGTGCTTAGATAATATAACCACATCGGCTGTACCAAAACCGTCAGGAACCCAGTCAGAGAAGTCCACACGCTGTTCAAATAGCGGGGTATCGCCTTCACCGATTTGGCTGCGGACGTATAGAACGTAATTATCGACGTTAGCCTCGAAGTCGTCGTTGTAATAGGGTGTTGCTTTAATGATCTCGTATTCTTTTTCATATTCTTCAATTCCAATTTGTCCAAAAAGGTGCCGTAGTTTAACTTCTGCCAGTGAGTGCGCCATAGTGCCCTCTTGGCTAAAATCAAAAGTATTGTTTCCTCGTTTTGGTTCTGGAAGGGTGGCTTCTAAACGGGCGCTGGGGGTGCAGGTGAGCCAGCGTTTTGACCCGGAGGCCGAGAGCATCGCATGTGCAGTCATTTTATTCTTTCAAGTCAGTTAATAGTCTATATATACTAATGCAAAAAGGGCTGGTTGTCCAGCCCTTTTTTAACTTAATTTGAAAAAATAAAAAATCAGGCTTTTAGGGCGGAAATTAGATCCGCTATCTCTTTGTTAAAATCGACCTTAACTTCGGCTTTTAAATCAATTTTGGTTTCGCGGGATTCTTTGTAGTCATCTGGGTATTGCCCTCGTAGGCTAATTTCAGCTACCCGGGAATTAAATGTCCTATTGTCTATGTTAGCCAGCATCATGTTTTCCCAGAACGCTTGGCCGTAGGTTGTGGCTAGGGACAAGGTTTCGGCAAAGAATGGGTCGTCCTTCTTTAGCCGAGCTGCGGTATCTTTGCTAATGCCAATAGCGGCATACATAGCTTTTTGTGAAGCACCTTGCTGTCCAAGATCTAGTACGATCTTAGCGTGGTCTTCGTTGAATTTGAATTTTTTGGTGGCCATTAACAGTTCCAGTTTTTTAGGGATGCCTTAGCTCTCTCAGCTGGGCCCTTTGATTTCTTGACAACACCTTCCATGCGGGCACAGAACGATGCCTTACGGCCTTTGTCTGCGTCTGTCTTAGGATGTGGTGCTGGTGCTTTTAAATTTGATCCAGTTTTTGCGTTATACGCTTTACGACCTGCTTCTGTCATACCTGCACCTTCTTTGGTGGTGAGGTAATGACGGCCTTTACCTTTAGTTGTTTTGCTGATTGGACTTGCCATTATTTGATCTCAAATCGGTTGTGTTTTGAAATGTTTTCTTTACCACGTATTGCTTTTAAATTACTGGGAACGTGCAGTCCTGATACTAATTTACCCTGTAGCGGTATTACATGGTCTACATGCCAAAGTTCTCCGGTTAATTTAGTTTGTAGCGCAGCCAGTTTGTATTCATTTTGGATGCGTTCTTTGTCTATTTCTGTTAACCAACTTGGTGTTCTTTGTAATTTCATTGCTCTACGCGTAGCGGCGTACTCTGCAGCTTTCGGTAATCTTTTCTTTTGCCGAATCAATTGAAGTCTTTTTGACTTTTCGTGATCCGCGTAATAGTACGTTAAATTCTGCGCGCGTCTTGTTTCTTTGTTGTTTTGGTATTCTGCAGCGTAGTCTCGTTTGCTATCTGACACCATACCTTTGTGTTTCCTGCTACAAAATCTTGCGTGTGATCTTTTGTGATCAATATTTACACCGCATAACTCGCAGTTACGAGTCATTTCTTTACCTTTGCGGTCTTTGCGGACTCTTTAAATGCGTCTGCAGTGGGTGCACCCTTGGCGCCCGGCTTGCGCATCTTTTCGCCTGAGCCCGCTGCAATGCGTTCTCTCTTTTTTTGAATATTTGCGTATAAGCCGGGTTTAGTAGCCATAGTGTTTTAGAATACCTTGGTTATGCCGCCTAATTTTTTGGCGCCGTTGATTAGTTCTGTCTCTACGGTTCCGCTGATAAATTTATTCATTTCAATGGCGTGCTCAATAATCTCTGCCATCGTAGGAAAGCTGGGGGCTGCAGCTTCGAATTTTTCTGTTGCTTTACTTGCCAGTTCCCAGACTTTAATCTGTGCGTCGTACTGTTGGGTCATAAAGTCTTTTGCCGTATGTAAAAGGCTATTTCGAATTTCAAATGGGTTCATTGTAAATCTCCTGTGTGTGTAAAAGTGTGGGTGGAGGTTCAAAGCGTCTTCCCGACGAGTTCTACTGCTCCTATATTTACTAATGCAAACTTTAAGGCTTTTCCGCCCTAACTTTTTGAGTTAAAGCCTTATTTTCTTGCTTGGTTTGGGCTACTCGGCCTAGTGCCTCGTTGATCATCATACGGGTCATGGCCCCAGCTATCTCATGCCGTTTGGCCTCGATTTCTGCCTCACGCTTGGCTTTGGCTTCCTCATTAGATAGTTTGTTGGCCTCCATCATCTTGTTAAACAAGTCACTCATCGGCTGGTTTCTCCGCTACCGCTTCTAAGGCTTTCTTTGCTTTTTCCGCTTGGGGGCCTGCTTGGCTTTGAATAGCCAAAATTAAGTCAGCAAATACTGTGGTTGGTGTTTGTGCTGGTATATTGCACGCATTTAGCATTATGTTCCATGCTCTAAGCGGTAGCTCAACGCTAATTACAAACTCATCTAGTTGCTTCATTTTTTCATCTTCGGTCATTTCTTTTTCCTTTTAGTTTTTACTTCGTTTAATATATTATCAAACCAGTCATCTCTTGCAGCTAATTTTTCTGGATCTGTACAGTACTCATCTAATTCAAATTTACGGGCATATGTATCGCTTAACGCGTGACAACGTAAATCATTAAGCGCTTTAATGCCAAGTAGCGCAGTCGCAACTTCATCTTCTGTCATTGGTTTGGGTGCGTCACTGTAATGCTTGTATAGCAAATCAATGTCGTCGCTTGTCTGCCACATCAGCATAATGGCTGATTCTAAATCTACTTTGTTATTCATTTTTTCTTCATTGCCTTCTTAATATCTGTTTTAAAGTCTACGCTGTACCAACTCCCAACAATCATAATTGCGGGCAACAGTTCTTCCCAAGCAGCTATGTCGTCTTCGTGCCACTTACTACCATTTTTTAAATTCTTAGATATTGAGGCGTAGCTTTCTGCCAAATTGGTAGCTGTAATCTCGTCTGTAAAATCGTCATCAATTTGTAATATCATAATATCTCTGTTCTTTTTTCTATTTCACGATCTAAATACCAACGTGCCTTGCGTAAGTCCTCAATAGCATCGTCGTGTTTTAAGTCTGCTCGCCAGATGTATTTAATTGCATTGCCCAAACAAAAGCCCATGTGCTCAGTAATCTGGATGCAATCAATACCAGAGGGGTGCTCTGTGTAATGCTTAGGGTTATTTACTGGATCGTTCACTGTGCTTTCTCCGTAACTCTTCTTCAACTGCCTTGACTTCTTCGTCAGTCTCGCATACCCACACGGTCTGTAACTTATCAAACAAGTCTAAGTTAATGTCTTCTACACCAGTTATGGTCTCAAACATAGGATGGCCTTTGTAAATATGTTCCACAACAAATGTACTCATAGTTTTAGCTCCTGTTTAATAAATTCAATGCCGTTTAAAAAGTGATAGCGCCAGTGTTTTTCAGTAACGCCGATGTCATTATAATCCAATCCCTGCAAAAAAGCTTCTAAAATTTTACGGGGTTTTTCTGGTAATTTTGTGGATATTAAACGTTTTATATCCGCCACATCTTCAGCATCCCACGGAAGCCAGCCTTCAATAACGTGGGCTGAAATACCTTCGCTTTCATCTTGCTCAATTGGATCTGGATCCTCATCTGATAGCCGTGGTGCTACTGCGTTTATTTTTTTCATAATTGTAATGCGTCTAGTAATGCTTCCTGTAAATTAATCTTACCTTCTAATACTTTTACTACATGTTCATCCAGGCTATTAGACACTGTTAAGTGGTGTAATATAACCGGCACTTCTTGCCCTTGGCGGTAAACCCTGGCATTCGCTTGGATGTAGTTCTCTGAGCTCCATGGTAAATCGAACCAAACCGTTTGGGCTGTCTCTCCAACGTTGCACTGTAGATTAAGCCCGATACCACCACTCTGCGGATGGGCAAGCAACATACGAATCTCGCCACGATTCCACGCTGCAATGTTGTCATCGTCCAGCACCACAGCCTGCGGGAACTGGAGGCGTATCCTATTGAGGCTGTGCTTGAAGTGGTAGAAAACCAGTGTCGGGCTTGAAGATTCTTCCATGATCGACTCAAGGTATTCCAATTTAGAACGGTGTACTTCCTGCGCCTCTCCATCTTGTCCATAGACTGCGCCCGAGGTGAATTGCAATAACTTGTTCGCCAGTGTCGCTGCTGTTGGAGCTGTGATTTGCCCCTTACCGATTTCAACGACCATATCTTTTCTAAGCTCATCGTATTTTTTCCTTACCTGAGGGTCTAAATCAATTTTGTGATAAAGCGACGTACAGCTAGGTAACTGCAAATAATCCTCAGCTTTAAGACTGAAACATATATCTTCAATCTTGTTTTGAATAATCTTGTCTGCATTCGGTTGTAACTTCCAGCTATATATGACGTGTGTATGGCGGTTCATCTGGTCGGGCATTAAATACTTATCCCTAAACTTGGTGAGGCTGGTTTCCAAGCGTTGTCCTAAGTCCAATATACCCACCTGTGACCAGAGATCGGCCATGCCTTGAGGGGTGGGTGTGCCGGTTAAAATTAAACGCCGTGAGAAGCCCTTTAAATGCTTCTTAAGTGCCTTAAAACGTTTAGTGCTGGGGTCCTTAAACCGGCTGCTTTCATCTATCACTAAGTTAGTATACACTAACTTAGGCTGAACGTCACAAAGCCAAGCCACATTTTCTAGGTTAATCAAATACACGTCCGCCTGTGAATTCAGTGCCTCCAACCTCTGGGACGGAGTCCCCATCATCTTCGCGACTTTCAAATGTGCGAGATGGCTCCACTTTTTTATTTCTGTGTGCCACACTGTCTCCGCTACCCGTTTGGGCGCTATGATCAGGGTTTTCCCTGTAAACTGCTCCGCGATGATGGTTAGCGTCGTAGTTGTCTTCCCAAGCCCCGGGGGTAGGAACAGCCCCATGTTTTGTATGTTCTTTGCTTTGTGGATAAGATCCTGTTGGTACTGGTGAAGCTGTGTTCTGTGTAGCATTTTTTTCTATAGCCTTTACCATTGCTTTTAATATTGGTAGCATTTCATCATCATCATACTGCCCAAGAGCACAGTTTACTGACCATAAAACAACCCTAACGTTATCTTTTGTGTACCCTTTTTTGCTGTCTTTTCTATCTAATGATGGCGCATATTTGTTTGCATACGTATCTTTTGATGGCATAAAATCAAACGTAAATCCTGTTAATTCACAAACGCCTATTTCAAGTTTTTCTTTAACCCAAACTTTTGATATATCAAACTCAAGTTCGCGTTCTTTACTTTTTCTTTTTGCGTCCATTACTAACTTTGCTGCTCGATTTTCTGGAATTATACGCTTTTCTGCTTGTAGCTCGATACTACATTTTGCACAATATGCTTGCAAACCATTTTTTTGAGCTTTGTTTTTGTTGAACAAAGTAATTAATTTTTTTTGTTTACAACGCGGACATATTTTCATCTTAGACAGCATTTAAAAAACTTTCGACATCATCATAGTTGCGTAAAATGTGAACGGGAAAACCCGCCTCACCGAGTTCATCAAACACTAAAATCTGCCTTGGGCTTAGTACTCCCGTTTGCGTCTTCAGTTCTACTAGGTGGATTTTTTGGTTTAGGATCACTATCCGATCCGGCACCCCCGTTACCGTGCTCTGCCATTTGTATGAGAGCCCCGATAACTGCTTTATTCGTTTTGTCAGATACTTTTCCACTTCTTTTTCCAGAACGCTCACGTTTGTCTTCCTCCGTTGCAAATGCTGCAAATACTTGCTTAAAAATGTACTCGGTAAAGTACGCCCTGGTTTCGTCACCAACTTTTGTATCGTCTTCCCCAACGTGCTGAAACATATGTGTTACCGTATGAACGCACTCATGCACAATTATACCCATTTTTTCCAATGAATCATATTTTTGCATCTCTGCTAAGTCAAACACGATGGCTATCAATACATTCTGTGTGCCCTCTTGTTGGATGTGATGGGACTCTGCCACACCAAGGTCTAGGGCGGTGTGTCTTGTTGTAATCTTAGATGTTTTAATAGCTTCTTGAAACGCAAAATCAGAAAAACATATTTTTATTTTATGTTCAAAAAATCCGGTATCAACAAGGTAGTATGGTAGCTTTTTCATGCTAGTCCTCTATCTGTATGTATTGTCGTTGTTGTTTTACTAATTGCCCATATGCGTACTTGTAAAGCTCAAGTTGCTTCTTTAGTACTTCTATTTCTTTTAGCGCTTCTTCTAACGTCATTTTGCATTCCTGTGATACGCATCATGTGGGTTATTAAGCATTGATTTAATAAGTTCTTCTATATTAAAAAAGTATTGAATAACCTTCAGCCCGTCTGCTTGGTATATTGTGAAGCTCATTTTGATTTAGCCTTTAACTGTGGCTCAACGTCGTTGATGTATTCCTCGAGCCGTTTGATTCGCTTGGCCTCAAAGTCTACTTGCGATGCGTAATACTCAAAGTGGGTCTTGTTTGTTAGAAAAGCCTTGCGTGACTTTTCTATCTCGTCTTTAGCCAAGTCCAATGCGTTGGGTGGGCTAAACATTGCGTTGTACATTCTCTTAATAATTTTCATTTTGCTTTTACCTTTCTATAATCGTTTAACGGGTTGTAGCCTAATTTGTAGCAGGTGCAATTCTCTGACATGACTTCTATAACTGCTAGTTCTTTACCAGCTTCAACGCCGCCAGCGTGGGCTAGTGCCTCGTATTTACTTCGGTCTTCAACCATGCGTTCGTTATGTTCTTGCTCAACAATTAAACAAGTCTTTAGTTCCTCAATTTCAGCTTGTTGCTTTTCAATAATGGTTACTAAGTCCCATTTATCAACAATCAAGCCGTTCTTTAGCTTTTTGCGTAACAGTTTGGCTTCTGGTAGATTATTTGCGTTCATTTCTCTTGTGCCTTTCTTAGTATTGCTCTAACTAAATAGTAAAAAGAAGCATAGTCACCCCTGTACCATTCGCCTTTGAACTGCCCTATTTCCTCATCTGTTAGTTCTTTTGGCTCTAAAAATTCACGCAAACTTCTTGTTTGTTCTGTGCGGTATAACTCTGTTTTCCTAAGTTCTGCAAGTGTTATTGTTTCCGCTGGATGGGTATAGAGTGGAACTTTGTTTCCTGATTTTTGCGCTTCAATAGCCCATGTATGGTTTAAAGCAACTGGCGCACCAGCTATACCAAATTCTATCCACGCTACTGGTTCATTATTCATTTGTAATCCTCCCATTCATTACCCAAAACATTTTTTAAAATAACCTCAATGTCTAATGAGCAATAGCCTCCATTACCCATAACCCAAACCAAAGACTCAATACAGGCTTTTTGTAATTCCTCGTTGTGCTTTTTCAACGCCTCTATTTCAGCTTGTTGCTGGCGTACTACGGATTTCAAATCTTCCATCATCTCTTTAGTAATCTTGTTGACGTACTCATCGCCTTCCCGCACCCAGCGCAGAATGTATTGATTGCCAAAGTTGACTTCCTCGTATGCTTTCCACGCTACTGGTTCATTTGCGTTCATTTCTCTTGTGCCTTTCTTATTTCCAAAATGGCTTGCTTAATTTCTTCCATTACAAAATGAGAATTCATGGTTTTATAACCTTCTTGCATTCCACCATCAGCAATATTAAGCAAGTTTTCAAGAGTTTCAATAGCATCATTTAGTTCTTTTACTGGATGGGTATAAAGTGGAAACCATTTAAAACCTTGACTATCTACTTCTGGTTTTTTGTGAAAAGCAATCACACCATCTTGCCTAGCCCACGCTACTGGTTTATTGTTCATCCACAAGTCCTTATCCATGTGCCGCCCGACTTCTGCATCACACAGCCGTTAACCATTTGATTTTGTGTGTACGGTTCTGTTGTTACTTTGGGGCATTCGCGCCCAATGCTGCGGGTGCCAAACGAAATAATCAATGCAACAAAAAGTACACCCAGTCCTACCTTGTATAAGTTCTCTTTCATATCAGTGCTGCTCCTAATAGTTGTTGTTCCCTCATGTATGGGTCTTGTTTAACTGGCCTTGGTAGTTTGGTAATAAACATTTCAGGATCATCACCCACAAAACGTTTAGCTTCGTCTAGCCAATTAAAGCGTCTTAATTCGCCTAAATTATCTGAAACAATAAACCTCATGGTGTTCTCCCGTACCACTTAATCGGCGTGCGTCTGCCGTACTTCAATCTGATTTTCAAACCGTGCAGCATACCAAATGTAACATTACGCCATCCTTGGTGGGCGCGGCGTATTGCTTGTAACTTAAAACGCTTGGTCATTAGACACTTTTTAGGGTGTCTAATGACCGTACGCCGAGCGCCAACTCTACCGAAAATCTTAGTAAAATTATTTCGTGCTACTGTCTTACGAAAGTTAAATTCTAACATTAGTGCTGTACGTTAGTAATCTCACGTTCGGCCAACATCTTGTCCGCTAACTCATAGGCTCGCTTGACGGCTTGCTCATCCCATGTCTTATCTTTGATGTCAAACTTCCAGTCTGCTGCAACAATGCCTTGCAGTACCTGTGTTGCCACGTAATCACGCAGGTCAATGTTATTCATTTGGCTTGTGGTTAATCATAAACTCAGCATACGACCAAGCACGCTCAGCTGTTTCAGTTGGTGATTCTCCGCGCATGACCAAACCAACTAACGCCATCGCTGCAAAGAACATCTTTTCTTCTTGCTTTTCCATTAGAATACTCCTTCGTCAAATGTTTCAACTGTTTCAATAAAGGCTCTCGCCTTTTCGTTTAATTTAATGCCCCGGTAAATATGTGTTCTACCACCGTTGTTTCTTTCTACATCTACTTGTATGCGCTGTTCCTGAGTTGCTGCTAGGAAACGACGTTTAAACGCCAGCTCATTTCCTGGCAGTATACTCTTCTTTAACGCCCAACGCTTATAACAAGTAAACACATCGTCCTTGGATACGTAACCAAACGCATCAAATTCTAGGGCATCTTCTACAAAAGTCTGTATTGGATTACCCAATTCGGCCATCAGCTCAAGTAAAGACTTACCAGATTGGGTCTGGATAAAGTGCCCCCCTCTTGCTAACCTACGCTTTAAACCTTCCATCGCCCAGTTAAAAATGCCTGATAGTTCTTTTTCTAGCTTAAACGAAAGGTCTGCATCTTCGTGGTCAAAGAACGATTTTGTCATTTTAAGGACAATCATACGGCCTGTCAATGCGTTGGAGTTCTCAGTAAGCTGTAACACCTCGTTTGAATAGATAATTATTCGGGTTGGGAGGTATCCTGACCACGATTCTTTGTTTTTTCTGTTGACAGTAATAGTATCTCCACCAACAATGCGCAGAAGCTGAGAAACAACAGCACTACGGTTGCGTTCTGGAGCCCGAGCATCTGTGAAAGAAGCAAGTAGCTTACCAAGCCAAGGTTGAAGCCCAAAAGTATCACAAAGTTCCTCCAGTTGTGGTGCTACTGTATTGTGTTGACCTAACAACGCCACCAGTATTTTGTTGATAGTTCCCTTGCCTGAGCGTCTGGGTCCAATAATGTTAAAGAACTTCTGCTGTCTTGTGTCACCGCTTAGGATGTACCCAAATATCTCTTGCAAACAATCAATAGACTCTTGGTCNTCATCCCANACTGATTTCAANAACTTGTGCCATTGTGGGCACTGAGAGTTCTGGCTGTAATCAAACGGTAAAGAGTTCGGTGTAAAGAACCCTAAAGAATGGGGCAGTATCAGGTAGTCCTTTAAGTGAAATATACCGTTTTGCATACTGATTAAGTCTGCCGCATTGGGGTTGTTAGCTTTGTAGCTTTCTAACCAGATGGGTGGCTTCGTGTTTACATGGTTCTGTAAGTGCACTATCGACTTAACAGCATCCATCGTAGCTGATACGCTGGCAGGGCTTGGGTTAAATGGAATAAGTTCACCCTTCTTACCTGTGCGCTTACACTTATCTAAGAACGAATACAACTTAGAACGAATGGTGGCCTCTTCGATAACCTCGTAGTGTGTGCCAACGTAGATAAAGAAATCCTCTGCGTAATGAACCAATTTGTAACCTTCTTCACTCGAGTACAGGTTGTCTAGGAAGGTACGTGCATGATTTAACGCACCCTGGTCGAGTATGATCTCCCCCCGTGATAAAGCCGCTTCCCTATCAAGTTGGTTTACTTTGTAGATTAGTGAGCGTAGTGTGGATGTGTTACCCGATTCTCTGCGAAATGTGCCCCACTTGTACTCACACGAAAACTCACCAGATGCTTGGTAGCGGTTTACCTTACCATCATCGTAAGACCACCGATCCCATAAGTCACACGCCTCTGGGTCACCCCTGAACTGATGGTGCAACGCACAACCTACTGTGATCCAGTCTGAGTAACCGCAGTCTGGGTCAAGCTTCGATAGTAGCTCCGTCTCCACGCGTGCTAAGTCATACTCTGGCACCGAGGGCTTGTAGTCCGCAAAGTCGTCGCCTGAGACGTGTACTGTTCTAGTTGGTATTACCGATGTTAAGTCCTGTTCTTCGGATGGTATGCTACCCAACAGGTGATGCCCTGTAACCGTGAAGTACCGACCCTGTGGGTAGACCTCTAGTCCAATGGCGTGGTCAACGTGGGCAAACGACATATCGGCTCGAGTAAAAATCTTAACCCCTGTGCCAGATGGGCTGACCTCCATATAACCATCGATGGACTCTGCTAAATGCTGCAGTGCAGCATTTGTGAAACTCCCAGTCTCGATGTTGTAGCAATCATCCAAGTCCACCCCAATTAGGTTGTCTTCCTCTGAAAAGACAAAGCCGACCCCTGAAAAGCGCTCAGGGTTTGCCTCATAGGCCTCTTGTACGGCTAGGTAGTCTGTCCACGTCTTTGGGTTGGTTGATGAGGCTGATTGCCCATTTGCTTGGGTTGGTAGTTTAGACCAGCGTTTGTTCCCCTCGTCACCCACCTCTACAAACCTCCACAATACCCATCTGGGGATTTGTTTTAGCTTAATGGGGATGTTCTCAAACTGTACTGGTAGTGCTGTTGGCTTTTCGGTCATATCTTCCTCTCTTTGGTAGAAGTATATACCAAAGTCAACAGTTCATGCTAGTCCCCTATAAGTTTTTCTCATAATGTGAAATTTAGGGGTGTACCTACTAGATGTAGTAGTTTTTGGAGGGTCAACCACTAGTTTTGTACCAGTAGTACCAGAAGACACCCTTGTTTCACTCTATTTGATATTTTTATTTTATTAAATTAAAAAATACTAAAGTGAGTGAAACAAGGGTGTCTTCTATGTCTTCTGGTACAAATTTTCCCACAATGTGAAATGTGCCAGCTTTTTCAACTTCTGCACCCGTCTATATAGCTAGTTCATAGCCAATCTGTTTTACCATCTGATACGCCCATTTTCTGAACGCAGTACGGTTTTCACTGGTTTGCTCATCGGTTGGGTCCCAAAGAGCCTCAATCACAAACTCACCATCTGTATTGTTAAACTCTATGGCTTGTATGTTCCCGTCTTTATCATAGACATCTGTTGGTATTACTCTCATTATTTAAGCTCCTTTACACCACTTGATTTGTATTCCCAGGAATCAGATACACCATAATCCCCCCTACTTGACCTCATTCTTTCCTTTTCTCTAAACTCAGGTTCTACCTTTAACCACTCTGCAAAAGCGGTCTTATACTCTATATACTCATCATTAACGACAAATAAGGGGTGATTCATACCCACAATATCTATGGTTTCTGAGTAGTCCCTTGGTGGAATCCAACTTTTTACAGAATTTCTATACTTTCCTACACCCGCCTTATAGCGTGCTTTTATGAATCGGTCGTATGCCTTTTCTTGCTCGGGAGTTAACTCAATCTTCGTGGTCATCGGTAAATTTTTCCTGATTTAAATTGTCAATGGATATTGGTTCTCTTGCTATGTAATTCCTTAATTGGTTTATCTTGGCTTCAGATATACCCATAATCTTGGCTAATTCCCTGTTGTGTGGCTTGCGCCCCAGAATTTGAGCCAATGCTCTATCGTTATAGCTGAGTCGTTTAATGCCTTCCATGATGTTGATGGGCAAGCGAATGATGTTGGCGGTGTTATCCAACTCCCGCCTGACACCTTTCTTAATGAATGATTTAGCGTAGGTTGCGAATCTAGCGTTGTTTGTGGGTTTCCATCGCCTACCAGCCATCAATAGGGCTTCGTTACCCATCGCTATCATATCCTCAACAGGCACTTTGCCATGATTCCATGCGGTCATTTGCCTGACAATGTAGACAACAAACCTTAAATTGTGGGTAATTAGCTTGTCTAGGGCATCTTCATCGCCCTGTGCTATGCGTATAGCTAGATCATGCTCTTGGGGTATGGTAAGGGGTTCTATACCATATAACGACTGTAAGTAATCGCTGAGAATATCATTTTCGGTCATCGGGGATTTCATAATGTGAAATGAGAATCCCCGATTATACCATAAACTACCTCTTAAAATGGAACACTACTGCATATAAATACACAATTAGTAATGCCCACCAACAATTAACTACCACCCACCATAGTGTTTCAGCCAGCCAAACTAGCCCCAATGCGGGTAAAAATAAAAACGACCCAATAATGCTCATGTGATGCCTTTCCGCGTTGTTTAAACGATGTCATACAACTAAATTTTTTTTGCACAAGTAATAGACATCAGGTTCAGCACGCACCCCCACTTCGGGGATGATCGTGCCGACATCACATACAGATAGAACACAAACCAACTCATCTACCCATTCGGGCAACTGTGAATTGGGGATGATTTCATTAACGGGTTCGGTTTCCCTCGGCAACTCCAACTGTGAGAATTGCACCCTATCAGCATCCACCACCTTAACTCGGTAGATGTAGTCCACATCCACCTTTAAAAGCATATGGAGTAGTAGCGGTGTCATCACATCATCGGCTGGCTCTATGCGAAACTTTAAAAGGTTGAGCATTGTTTCAAACTTCTCTATGTAATTATGTTCTTTCATGGCATCACCCAATAGGTTGAATCGTTTTCTTTTAGCCCCACATCCTCAACAAATGTCCTAGCATCACTAATATCTAGCACGAACATCTTGCCCCTGATATTTTCGGGTAGGTCATCAACTGATTTAACTATCGTAGGTTCGGTGTCTAGGTTGCGTTTAAACTGCACCCCCTTGGCGGTAATCCAAACAAAGTAATGCTCAGGGTCATAGTTATAGTATTTGGCTATGTTATCTTTATTTTCATTAACATAATCATAAACCTCTTTAAACCTCATGTGTAGCGGGGTGTATCCTGATTCTTTCATGTGCATAACCTCTTTAACTATCACCTCAAAATCTACATTTCCCTTGGTTCGCATTTCATTTTTATTACTACTTCTGATACTGCTAACTGCCCGAACAAAGTTAGTGCTTGCTTTATCGGCAACTTGTTTAAACGAGTAGGGGGCTAATGTTTTCTTAGCTACCCTAACAATGTTTTTAAGATGGATAGATGCCTTAACTTGCCCATGATAGCGGTATACATTTCTGCCATCTTTAATGTTTTCATTGGCTATAAAATACTTTTTATCATACAATTCCATGCCAATACTGCCAATGACTACATCGGGAAAATCTATATGGCAAATATCTAACCTGTTAATAACATTTTCAAACTTTGAATTTTTGCGGTATTCAAACTCCTCACGATTGCCCTTATATGTAAAGTTGGGCATTACTTTTTCGATAGCGGATTTCAATTCTAATACTGCGGTGTAAATATTTACATCTTCAAACGGGGTAAGGTCTAATTCTTTAATATCACTCATAACCAACTCCTATATCTGTCGTAACACAACTGTCCAAGGGGTATTGCGACCTGTTTAAACGGCTTCGAACCTTTTTTAGCATCTCTATATACTACATCGAATATTTTAGTTTTGTCTAATGTATCGGTAAATACTGCCCCATCATCCCATTGTCTGACAGAAATTTCCCGTCTATATTTCTCAGCTAATGTAACCCATTTCTCATGCGGTTCGCCATTGTAATTTAAAAGATGATTCCATACTTCGTCATCTATTGGGTTGCCCCAATGGTATTCATCTTCCACCATATCCACCATGATATTAAGATACTCCACTAGCGGTGTTATAACACCCGCAACTGCTTTGGCTTTCTTTCTATCTATGTGATGGATAACCTCACTATGCACCTCTCTTGGTTTCCACTCACCACCAACTTTGCGCTGAAATACTACATCACCATTAGCAATCGTGTAATACTGATCGCCATGTTTAACATATTTTCTGCCCCGATGATTATACATTTCTAACCCTGTTGGTAGGTTGTAATGGTAAAAATAGAAATCGGAAGATGATGACAATGGGCGAGTAGAATTTTTCCTTTCGCCACTCCCTGTAATCCAATGGGGGGTGTGAATTGTTAAATATTCCATATCCCCGTTTAAACGAAATGTCATTGATCTTGGGCTATCAGTATTGGGGTAGTGATAGCCATTAGTGAGGAAATATTCGGTATCACAAACCTTAACAATTCGTTCATTGGTGCGATTGCGTTCACCAATAGGTCTAATGTCGTGCTTTAATCGAACACCTCTAATTGGATGGACTGATTCATAAAGGGCTTTCGCTTTCGCAAAATCTAACTCTTTACCATTTTGTTGCTGAACATCACTCGGTGATCTGATATTGTGCCAATAACTCATAATATTTTTTCTCTCTAGTCTAGGTTATAAATAACATCCCCGCCAATGGCGGTAACTGCATCGTAATCTTTTATTGCGGTTGGATAGACATAATCTGCCCATTGTTTAAACGACAGCAACTCGCCCATGATCTTGGTTGTAACATCCAACTTCAAATTGGCACTTTCTAATTGCTTACGCAATTCAGCAATCTCGACTAACTTCCAATCATCTTTCATAATCACATCTCAATCTTAATTGCCTGACCTACCGATGGTCTGACATTATCGTTATCAACAATGCACCATAAAACAGGGCAATTCCATGCCCCGCCCCAATCGTTACCCACACATCCATCAGTTAAAACAATGGCACAAACAGGTTCGATTTTATGCTCTCGCATATACTTTGTAATGCAACTTGGGACTGTTCCACCACCACCTACCACCTTAGTAGATGATTTCATTTTCTCAACATCCCCTTGCCCGTATACCTCATGCCCCGCTACTTCGGCATCCCAATATAATAGGTCGATCTGCTCGGGGTTTACATTTTCCATGATGCCTGTTAATTCACTCATAAAGCGGGTAAGAATAGCACCACCGATAGAGCCACTTGTATCTATGGCAACTACCACCCGCCCAACTGCTTCGCTGTATGTCGTTGGTAGGTAAATGTCTTGCTGAAGCCATCTACGATTGGGTTTGCGCCATGTGCTTTGATCTTTACCAGCACATACAGATGAAACAAACTCCCGTAGGGCTTCTCTCCAATCAACTTTGGCTTTAAGTAGGTCATCAAACGATCTGTTTAAACTACCCCCCGTCTTGCCAGCTAAGATTGCACCTTGTCTAATGGCTTGGTCTATTTCTTTAGCCAACTCGCCCCGTTCTGTTTCGGTTAGTGTTTGAGCATCATCCCACCCATGCTCATCTAAGCCACCCTTACCACCCCTACCATTCCCACCATCATCATCGGGCAATAGGTTAAATACCTCGGCTGAGTTTAACCCTCTAAACTTTTCATCAAATAACCCGCCCTTAGGTAGTGATACGAATTTCTGCGTATCTTTACCCTCATCGGCAATCTCTAGGTTAATCACATAATCGCAAGCCATATTGCACTTACCAGCATTTTGTTTAAACAAGTGATACCATGTAAGCATATGGCGATACATTTTATGCTTGTTCTCATGCAAGATTAAACCTCTTAACTCGGAGTCGTTTAAACTCTCTACAAACTTTCGCCCATAGACTACATCCCGCCCATTGGTGTAGGCGGTTGGGAAATCATCCTTTACGCTAACATTACCGATCATTAGCACCCCACTATATGCGACAAAATTAGGGTGTTTCATTAGGTCTATGTGGCATCTTTCGATGCGCTGTTCAGCACTCAATGTCATAATTTTCCCCATATGTTAGGTAAGGTTTATAAGGTTTTAACTTTGTTCCAAATTGATAATGAAATGGGTTGGCTTTCTTTACTATCGCCCGTTTTTCTGCAAGTGTAGCACCCGCCACAAACTTAGTGGTGATTGAATTGTCGTAGCCCATTTGAAATGGTGTTCTGCGTTTTTGTTCATCTCTTAACATTGTTTAAACACTCCCTTGCGTGGTGTTGAATAAGTAGTTGTTAGCGGTTGCCCACTTGATAAACTCGCCATTAGTGCCGACTGTCGTTTTCTTGGATGTTCTCATTACCGATGTGGCAAATAACCCTTGCTGTTCTTTAGATAGACGGGCTAGGTATTTCATCCACTTACCCATTGTGTCTTTCTCAACTCGCTGAATAGCTGAATAAACCAGCATACAAACAGCACTTGGTGATTTGGGAATATGGGCTTTTTCAGGTTCTTTAAGAATCACATCCCATGCGGGTAATTCGTCATTTAACTGAATCATTGAGAGCATATCGTATGTAGCCCTATTCCCTATCGTGCCTTTTAGCGTGTGGGCTATCATATCATTACCTAAATGCTTGGCTTTCTTAATGATGTTACTTGCCCGTTCTAAACTGCGTGGGGTGCAAAATGCGGGGCGGGGTGTTCGTGGGTCGTAGATGTATTCATTGTCGCTTGCCTTATCAAAATCCTCAAACGATGCCAACATCTGCGGAAACTGCTTAACAGTCAATAACACCTCAGGGGTGATGTCGTTATCTAATGCCCACTCTATCCACTCCTCAGCACTTGGTTTACGCACCTTAACAACACTAGCCCTGTTACGGGCATGGGGCGGTAAGCTATCACCAATCGCTTCAGTAGCAAGGTTTGTAGTTGCAAAAACAATCGAACCCTCAGGTAGTTTAAACACCCCTAATCGTCTTTCTTGCATTAAGCATAATGATGCGTTCATAACTGCCCGATTCGTTTTGCCGATTTCATCCAGCATGATAATAACGGGTTTTCCATGATGAAAACCAAAATCTTCATTCGGGATAAAAGAACAAACTTCCACATCGTTTAAACTGCGTATCTTGGGGACTAGAAAATCGCCCACATCCTTAGTGGTCATATCGACATAACAGGGAAAATGGTCGGGCATTTTCTTGGCTAGAATCTTGAGCATTGAAGATTTACCAATCCCCATCTCACCTGTGGCTATTACTGTATCTACATCACCAACTGCACCGATTAACTCGGCAGATTGGTTTAAGGTTAATGATTTATATAAGTCTGACATGGTTTAAACACTTTCTATTTAAAGGTTGGTAACTCACACCCGTATAACTCAGGCATGAACAAAAATACAAACAACAAAAATATAAACAGCATAGATACAAAAAAATTCTCAGATATTTCTTTCATGGTCGCACCTTTCTTAATGTTGGAAATCTTAGCGAATATAAAACAATTAAAATACTAGGGCAAACCCCTAGCATCGTTTAAACACTCTCCACTAGTTTTACTTGTTCTAAGATGTGTTCAGCTAGTGCTACTAGATCGGGCTCTTCTATGGTTCTAAGAAATAGCACCAATTCAAGCGCATGAATATCGTCAGGGCTTAGGGTCAGTTGAATTGTAGTCATGGCTACACCAGCGATTCAAAAAAATCTTGGGGCATTTCTCTAGCTTGAACACCATCTAGCCATTTGTTTATATGGCGGGATGTAGTCTTGCTGAAATACTGCTTTGTGCGGTAGTAGTTGCCCCCGCTATCCCGACACGCTACGGGGGTTTTATAGCTGAACAGAATCGCATTGGTTGGGGTTTCCAATTCTGTCATATTGCTACCTATTGGGTTGAGTTTGATCGTTTGCATGGTATTACCTTTCATAGTGTTTAAACAATGCGGGGAAAATCCCCGCATTGGCTTACAGGGTTGGTTTATCTAACATCAAAGCTAATTGATTGTAGACTGCGGTTTTAGTGCCTTTTAAACCTAATTCTTTCTTAATAATTGCGTATAGGCTTACACCTCTAGACATCTTCATACCTTTGATTTCTAGCCCTAGCCCCCGCAATAAAACTAAATGCCTAAAGTGGTGTATTTGGTTGGGTGTATCTAATATCATTTTATTTTCCTTTGGTAGTGTTTAAACAATGCGGGGTTTATATGAAATCTTTGGCGGGTAGCACTTTGGCGGGCGCACCATCATCCCATTTAAAAAACCCGCAAGCGGTTAAAAATTTAGATGCGTCAGAATCGGGGGTGGCTATATATCTTTCTTTAGCCATGTCATACTTAACCCCGTCAATATTCAAATACATTAGGGTTCGCATTACATAGGTTGCTTGGGTAGTGCCTGTGAATACTGCAAAATCCTCACCCAATGCGTTGCGCTTGGCTTCATTCATTAAAAACAAAATTGCCTTGGCTTGTGAATTATTCATTTGGTTCTATTCCTTATTAGGTTAGTAATCATGGCGATGTGCCATGAAAACATTAGATCAAATCATAGGGGGTTTGTCTAATAATAAAAAGTAATATAGAAAGGGGTTTTCATAGCTAGGGTTTACCCTTGAAAATCGAGATCGTTAGCGGGGTGGTGTAAGGGTAGCCGAATGGTAAAAAAGGGCTAAAAAGGGGCTTAAAATGGCTCTAAATTGATTGCTGATTTAGGGCTAGGTTGCGGGTTGGTTTTTTAGGCGCATGGGGTTGTTTAAACAATATGACAGGCAAAAAAATGCGGGGTTGCCCCCGCATTGTTTAAACAGGTTGGCGGTAGTTAAAACCCGTCAGGGTTACAATGGTAATTATAGTCAGCAAAATATTCTGCATCGCTTACCCCATCCTCATCTATGACAAATGCGGGGCTAGGCTTGGCGGGCATAAGAATAGCCCACTCCCATATAGGGGCTTCTGTGCCACAAGTAAACTGCCCCATGCAAAAGCAAACAGGGAAAGGGTAGGACAGGGCGGGGCGGTTAGTGTTGTAACCCGCCTCACCAATTACCCGCCATGAGTGCGTAGCGGTATTGTGGCGGGGTGGTGTGATCTTACCCTCAACAATGCCACCAGTTGAGTGAGGGCGAGCAATATCCTCAATAAAATCGCCCTTTTGTGATCTGCTTACATCGTATTTAAAAACTTTCATGATCTATTCCTTAGGTTGTTTAAACAGGGCGGGGGTTGCCCCCCGCATTGGTGTTACTCGCTATCATCCTCACACGCACCCCAAATATTGCTATCGCCAAATGGACTACCCATTGTGCTATCACAGGCGGGGCAAGATGGAATGGCTACCTTGAGCCACTTGCTACTAATTCGCATGGTATAGCCACAGCTAACATTACGACACTTACAGCGATACATTCTAGTAGATTGCTTGCCAATGTTATCGTTTAGCTTGGCATGGGGATATGCGCCAACATCTGCTACCCATTGGGTGATCAACTCGACCAACTCGGGGCTTTCACCTGTTGCGGTCATTTTGCCAACTAAGCCGACAGCATTGGCGCATTGTTTAAACACCTTGCCATGCCCCGCCTCATTTCCTACTGTTGCGTGGACTAACTCATGAATCAAGATGCCGACTGCCTTAACTGAATCTTGAATGACAGGGGAAATCATAATTTCAATGGTGTTATCACCCGATGCCGAGCTAGTCCAGCACTCGCCAATTCTGCGGGTTTTCTGCCCTTTACGCATACCAGCACCCCGACTAGTAAACGATGCCGACAGGCGAACATTGGCGGGGATGGTGTAGCCCTTACTAGCGAAGTGCTTTACTAGGTAGGCTTGTGTGATGGTGTTGAGCCATGTTTCACGATTCATATTCATTTGGTTCTATTCCTTTAAGGTTAGTAATCATGGCGGGTTGCCATCCATTCATTATAGTGAAATGGTAGCGTTTAAACTGTCGGCTACTTATCGGTTTCCCTAATAGGGTTTACCCTATGTCTTATATAAGAGTTGTAAGTTGTTGATTTATAAGGGAAATCGAGATAATCAACGGGCAATACCCTAGCCCCACAATCGGGGATAATGGCATGGCGGGGCTATAAAGGGGCTTACTATTGATTGTCATATTGTGAGATACTTATTGGGTGTTAGTGGCTACTAACTGCGCCCCTCTACCCCTCAACCCCTCGCCCGCGCATCATGGCTATGTTGCATCGCACCATGTTGCCTATGTTGCACCGCACCATATCGCCCATGTTGCACCGCACCATAACCAATGCACCAATGTGGTGCACAGCCATGTTGCACCGCACCATTAGTGCACCAATTTGGTGCATTAGTGATGTGGGGGCTTTGTTTAAACGGCATCACCCCTATTTGAGCCTCTCGGGTTGGCCCTGAGTCGGGGGCCCCACAAAGCCTGAGTTTTTGCAATTCGCAAAATTTTTTTTTTATTTTTTTTAGAAAAAGTGACTTACTTTAAGTATTGCTTGTAAGTTTTTGATTCATATAGAAACGGCTACTTTAAGTGTGGCTCGTAAATAGCAATTTGTACCAGTAGTACCAGAAGACACCCTTGTTTCACTCTCTTTAGTATTTTTTATTTTATTAAATTAAAAATATAGAATAGAGTCAAACAAGGGTGTCTTCTATGTCTTCTGGTACAAATCCAAGGTTTATTTTTAAAACGGGGGCACTAAACGTTGTTTATTTGCATTAGTGGATATATGAGTGATTATGTGTACCAAATCCAAGGAACGCTGGAAAGCGAAGGCGGGATATTTAAAGGCCTTAGGGTATTGGTATGCGACCTTCAAAATTTTGAATCAGTAGATGTTCCAGCGGAAGTGTTAAGTAATGAAACTGTGAAGTACATACAATTTCGGCTTAAAGCTTCTGATGCTATAATAAACATAGCTAAACTACCAAACGAAATACAAAACAGGATAAGAGCGCCGTTAGGGCGCTGGCTGGACGAATGGGTCCGACAAAACTTCTATGGCTATATTAGCGACCGAAAAAGTATTAACTCTTGATTATTGGAAATTTGCCCACAACTTAAACGT